AGAATGGTAACGTCATACACATCATCAGGAGCAACAGCCTGTTCACGCAATACTCCGCCCAGGATGATAATATCCCTAGAACGAAGATTAGCCTTTAGTGTAGTGAAGTCAGTGAATGAACCACGTGGCCCATTACCCTGGGGGAATAAATAGAATACGTTACTGATTTTCCCCAGACGATTACTGGAGATTGAAAGGTCACGACTATCCTGACGAAGTTCTCGCCAGAACCCTGCTTGAGACATTGTGTATCCTCCAGCCTTTTAGGCCAGCGTTACTACGCCAAAGGACTACTGAAACGTCCTACGCTTGTAGGATGCTCTGAATGGCCTACGCCTTGTTACAATAGCCTGTCTACCCTTAGTTCCGATACCAGTAGCCCTGCCCATTGCTAATGCGGCAAAACCATTCAGGTCGTCTGCGCGAGATTTATTTTCACCGATAAACTCAGCGCATAATGCAGCAGTTCGATACTGCAAAAATGTCTGTGCATTGATTACACCGATGAGAGAAGTTTCATCTACAACAGGTGTAAACAAATTACGTGTATATTCCATTTTAATATCATTATCCTGGTCTGATGGCAGGAGTTTAATTTTCTGAGATTCCCATACCCAGAATATAAATTGATTAATTTCGACACCTTCCATATAAAGTGGAATAGCATCGACTTTAGTCATTGGAATCCAAGGGTCTATACCCTCTTGGCGTTCCCATAATTTTTGAGGTTCAATTAAATCATCAGGTAATTCAGGAAGCGGACTGACACCAAATTCTATGGTTTCAGTTCCTGATGGACAGTTAATAACAGCAGAAGTAGCAGCAGTAACGGGTATATCATTCAGCTCAAATTCCTCCTCTAATTCCTGCAACGCAGTGTTTAAATGAGGAATCTGAGCCGTATAGGTGTAGACAGTTCTAGCTACATCATTTAATTGCGCAGCGGCTGCATTCATTACAGTTCCTGCGACTAAATCGTATGTAGCCATTAAGCAACCTTTCGACGAACTAATTTACCGCCCCAGGTTCCGATTAATTTGCCATGCTTAGGTTTTTCAGCAGGTTTAATCGGTTTAGATTTCTCTACAGTGACAGTAGGAATGAATCCCTCGATTGCTCGTTGAATCATTAACACCTGAACTGCATCAATTTCTACTTTATTCAGTTGTTCTCTCGTCAGATATCCATGACGAAGTAAATCCAAAAGAATCGGGGGATGCATATTACTGTGCGAACTTAATGTTAGCCGCGTTAGGATGATTCATATCAATAGCACGGCACGATGGACACACAGGGTAATCGGGACTCTTGGGTGTGCCACACGCGAAGCAACGCTCCTGACGCATCATCGTGAAACTCTGCATCCAGTCCTTATTATCTACGCCAATTTCTTTGGCAGCAAGTCTCATATCATCGCTAATAGCTAAGGGGCTACCACCCGAGCGAGCCCACATAGTATCAGCAATGTTGATGAGTTCCTCATACCAACGCTTCTGTTTTGTTGCAGCACTGTCAATTTCATGCTGGAATGACTTACGAAGCGTAGTAAGGGTATGTTCACCAGGGACATAAAATAGTCCTGGTTTAATATCGCTCATGTTACAGCCGAGAATTCCGTTGCAATAGTCATTAACAACAGAATCTGCAACCTGTATAGCACCGTTAGTAATTTCAAGTAGTGGCTGTTCTTCATCAATTTCACGCCACCAACTGCTTGAACCCACAATAAGAAGCGATGGTTTCTCATAGGAACCTGGAAATAGTTCAAAAACTCCTGGCGAAATAGTGTATTTGAATTCCTTAATATATTTTGGAAAGATTGAGCAGATAGTTGCCTTATCAGCAGGATTAATCGGTCCACGGATAGTTCTACGCCGATAATCCTGTAATCCGGGAAATCCACCAATTTGACTCATTATTTATCTCCAAATTGCTTATGGGGCACAATTATGGCCTCACCACCACCTTGGTTACGGCTGAGGGTCGCGCCCAATAACCCTGTTTCATCGCCATATAGTTCTTCAACTATCTTGTCGATTCCTGCCCTACGCGTTGCAATATACTGTTCCTGAGAACCTTCCTCTGGGTCAGTATATCTCGCTGTAGGTAATCTGTCGGGCGATTCATTGCCCATAATCATCATCTTAGCTACAATCTGTGCAGCTAATGTAGAATCGATGATGAACTTGCATTGTTCTAAAGTAGGTGCAACATAATCATGTTTACCAGTATACTTATTAGTTTTAAAGAATGTGATTAGTGGTTCGTAGGAAATCTTTGCTCCTGCGAGTTCCTTCTGTTGATAATCTGGAACTACAACCAATCGCTCCAGGATATGTTTCTCCTGAATCCATTGCTTGTATTTCGGCATTTCTCTTACTTCAGTGACAGTCCTGATGAAAATACCAGCAGGAGTAATATCATCGAAAGTTCCAAAACGCTTCTCATATTCATCTTCAGACCAAACAACCTTAAACATTGGTAGGCCAGAGACGGTATCGACTCCATATAACTCTTTTAGCGATTTGTTTATCGCTTCGATGATATGTGGCGCTTCGATTTGAACCTTCATCTGACCTACCTCTGTCTCTTGCTGTTACGTCATTGCAGGACGCCACCACTTCGCAGTGGAGGGGTCATAATAGAGAGTAAACGCCTGATTCTGAATAGGCGTATATGCTGAATGAATGTTACCAGTGGTCAGTAATGCACCAGGAGCACCATTCGTAAAGATAAACGTCAATTCGCAATAACCAGAAGTCGGTGGGGTAATAGTAGCAACCTGCACCGTTCCAGTTACAAACGTCAGTTTAGTAGTAGGAGCAAGAGTAGCAGCCGATGCCATAGTAACAGGTAACGGCTGTTTATCGCTCTGAACGGTGGAGAAATTCTGACTAAGAAGGTCTGACATGATACCCTCCTATCAGTATCCAGCCGGAACCGCAAGATTATCGATATAGGCAGTGGCAGCAGGATTATTCACGAACGTCTGCATACCATTGACCATATAGAAGATATCTGCGGCGGCCACACCACCTGAAGAACTGCGGATTTCAAAGATATTCCTACCATCGGTCTTGTAGAAACCAATGGGAAGAATCTCACCGCGGCCCCACACTTCGTCAGAGACAAAGTCAATACGAGTTTTATCCCAGTTGAAAGATGGCTTATCGGGAGCGCCCGCAAACTGCATCTTATCGAAATACATATTCAGTGAGCCCTCACCCTTACCATTGTTATTGGGCTGTTGAATCATAATCATTGCCTGACCAATATCCTCATACGCCTGCTTCTGCGCGGGATGGAGCCAAGCATTTAACTTAAAACTATTATCGATACCGACACGGTTGCCGATAGCGTTAACAGCCAATCGCGGTAACGGGAGACTCAGTGCCGAGCCACCAGCATTAACACGATTGCTACGAATTTCCGGCGTAGCAGCACGGCTGAATCCTAACCAGGTTCCAGTCGATGCATTGCTGTGGTGATAGGGCACACCAAACAGTGCCGGCAGGGAGTTAGGCGAACTAATACCATCAACCACAATCTTATCAGTGGCCGTAGCACCAGCAACAGCCGGTGTAACGTCGATGATTTTATTCGCAACGTCCCACTTAGTAATGACTCCCTTACCACGAAGGGTTGCGAGAGTCGTATCGTATACCTGAACCGTCTGGCCGTAACGCACAAGACGTGCGCCAAAACCATCATCGTCCAGAGTATAAGTATCGACACCAGCCGCAGTAGAAACTGCTGAAATGACGCCCACGACGCCATTACCAGCCTGCATTAACTGGCTATCCAACTGACGACGTAATTCATCTAATGCAGTAGCCGTCAGACGGCGAACAGCATTAGTGATAGCCTTACGGTCGTTATCAGTTGACCACTGAGTTAACTTAGTGTATTCGATGTTCTCGGACACGAACACACAAGTTAAGACAGCCTTATCCCAAGTAGGACCGCCGCCCCGTCCCAGGTCGCCCCCGTTAGGGTCGAAATACTGGAAACTACCACCGGGACGCAGTTCCAATGGAACGCGCATCTGTCGATTCGAGATAACTTCTACGTCACGCTTCTTGATGTTAGCGTAGAATTTATCATCGCGCTCGAACAATACGCGAATCTTGGGAATCACTTTCTCCAGCTCTAAAGCTGTGACTTGTGATTCAACAACTGCCACTGTGTCTCCTTACTAATCCGTGAGGACTAGTCAGAGTTAAGGAATTCCAGCGATGACATTCCGGCAGGAATATCTTTCGCACTCTTAATTTTACCAGTCCGAGGCTTAACTTCTGAGGACTCGGATTTCCTAATAGTAGACTTGGACTCTTTAGTAGAGTCATCTTTATCTTCAGAGTCATCTTTGACTCTCTTACCAATACCCCTTAAGGCTTCATTTCGGGCCCGTTTAATGACTGCGGGCAACAGTGTTTTAGCCTTTGAGAGAATGGCGGACCTAACTGCATCTGTTGAGCTTTTATCGTAGTTCTTCTCGGCAGCGCGTTGCCACAGCTTATCGACAAGAACCTTGAATCTTGAGTCACGTTCAATGAGATTGTTAAGAGTTTCTAATGCATCGCGTGACGCATTCTTCTTAACATAGTCTGACATTGAATTCTTTGGGTCGATATGCTGAAGAACAGTATTCTTCAGGACATTATCGGTTTTACCCTTAAGTTCAGTTCTAGCAGTTGTAAGACGTTGTTCGTTAAACTTACGCTCACGTTCTGCTAATTCCTGGGATTTCTTATCACCAGGGCCTGCATCAGCATCATCAAGATTCTGAGCAGGAGTATATTTAGTAGTTCCAAATACAAATTTATTTAACGCAATGGCTGCGTTCTGTAAATCCTCATTATCATTCTCTTTGCCATCACCATACATAGCAGCAACCGTATGCTTAACGACGTTACTAATTACGTGGAAGTATGCCTTCTCATCAACTGCTCTGAGATTGGGCAAATAGTTATTAACAAGTCTATTGAATCCAGCTTTGTTACCCTTCTGGACTGCCTGTAATAGTTTCTGAGTATTTCCTTGAAGGATATCAGTTTCAAAGTTATCAAGAGTTTTCTTAGCTTCGACAGCTTCTCTAGCATCATCAATAGTAGGTAATAGTTCAGTGAATTGCTGTTCACGATAGTAAGCTTTTTCAAGATATGGAAAATCCTTGAATAGCTTCGGATACTTTTTAAGAATTTCCTGTCTACGAACAGGAGTAACTAATTCCAACTGTTCATCAGTCGGACCTTCTAATTCTTCTTCTAATTCGTCGAGTTCGTCTACTTCCTCGTCCTCGTCATCATCCTTATCGTCTTTGTTAGTATCTTCGTCATCATCAGATTCTGGAGGCGTATCATCTCCAGCTTTCTCAGTCTCCTTAATAGGTTTTTCCGTTTTAAGGTCGATAGTTTCTGGTTCTTTATCGTCATCGGCGCCAAGGAAGTCAATGATACTTTCTTTATCACCGCCTCCTCCTAAACCAGTATTATCGTCTGGACTGAGTAGTGGAAACTGAATGCTACGCCACAGTTTTAACATCGCCTTCTCCCTTTATGGGTGCAGTTTTTGACTTATTGGGTTTCTCTGGAGGCGCAGCACCATTACCTTCAGGACCAGGTCCTAACATACCAGGTGGGGGCATCATCATCATTTTGTATGACTTAGCATACAGAAGGACGTTCTTATACCCCATCTGATTATCAACCTTAGCCATACGTCCAGCTTCAGATTGTAACCAGCCTTTAAGAATTCTGAATCGTAATTCAGGAGTATCTACATCAGGGTCAGGCTGAATAGCAGGCTGCTCCATTGGTGGTGGAGGTGGCATACCAGCCATCATAGCTTGCTGTTCCATCATTGGGTCAGGAGGCATTTCTATTGGTTCAGAATTGAGAAGCGCCTTGATATCATCATAGGTAGCTTCAATCTCATCCTCACCAGGAACATAGAAATCTGTTAACCCAATAGCCTCGCGAATGAATGGGAGATTCTCAGGAGCACCAAGAATCGCCAGAATTTCAGGATTGCCACCGTTAAGTAATTGCATTACGGTGTCACGAATCTGCCCCCACGTCATAGGCAAATTCTCATTAGCTTCTAATTCAATCTTACCAATCTTACCTTCGAGCTCTGCTTTCCGAATGAAGGTGTTGATAAAATTGCCATCCTTAGTTCTCTGAACATCTCGTTCATCTTCCTGAACGATTTTAATATACATTGGGATGGCTTTGCCAAACACATTCTTCCATCCCATTGTTAACATTTTCCAAACATTCTGGAGTCGCTGTAATGCCTGCGAACGACTCATTGAATATTCAGATGCAGTCTCACTACCCTGTAACTGTCCCCCGAAAATAGATGGCTGTGCAGCGGAGCAGAGTTGTCCTAATGACTGAATCTGATTAGCAAAAGGCATAACCTCTGCTGATAACGTGGCAGTTTTCATCTCGTGAAAACCATCCGCCAACGTTTTACCAGATGCAGCAGTAGCAGGAAATACACCACCAGGTGTAACTTCTGTCTGCTCGTATGCCTTAAAATTTAATACCTTAGGGTCAGCAAACGTCTGGCCGACACCATGTTCCATAGTTTGTAAAGTAAGTGAAATAATATCATTAGTAATCTCTTGAACACTGGTAAGTAGCATACCAAGAGGGTCAAAGTAAACGAAGTCAGACAGTGGGTTATAAATAAGAGTCCAACAGTCGTCCATAGCCTCGGGCTCTGCACACGCATATTCGTCATTGACAAGAGTTACTTTTACTCCAAATGGGAATAGTTTCTTAAGTTCATCGAATGCATCTTCATTACCAAGGATATGAAAACGCTCAGGACGAATCCAACACTGTTTAGTAGTTACAACATTCTCAGGATATGCACCCTGATACTGTGGAGAGAGTCTAGCCCACTGTTCATACTGGTCATATCCACCAGGACTAGAAGTGGTCTTAGCCATTTCCTTAGCAATCTTATCATTGCCTCGGATACCTTCATACTTATCCATCGCCTTTGTGTAATCTCCCTCAAAGGCATAGATAAGATACATGCATTCTTCTTGTTTCCTAGCAAAGTTGGAAACCTTGACATTTAAGCCACCATACGCTTCTAAGCATACGCGGCTCTTAGCCTGTTCCGTTTCACCAACTAATCTAGTAACA